GTTTTCCAACATTATTAAATATTAGATCCAATGTTAAACAAACCCTGTTAAAGCAGCAACCAGAGCAATAAACATAATGCCTCCTCCTATTCCAGAACCCAAATCCAAGAACGCAAAGTATACCATAAAACAATAAAATATGTTCAATAAGTATGGTTTTACACTCTCAAATATATCATTATATCTATCTTGTTTCTTTGTTTCTACTATCCCACAAGGATAATATCCAAAAAAGTATACTGTTTGTAGTGATGTCCATATACCATTTCCTATAAATATAAAAAAACCAAATATAAGAGAAAAGAATATGCCCCAAAATGGATGATTATTTAATATTCCAAATATCGCACCCATTATTCCTGATACCAAACCCATAATAGGTATTAAAGCATAAACAAACACTATTGGAATAATTAGAAAAATGAGAACTCTTCTTATTGGTGAAAATTTCATTTCTGTTGACCATGATTCTTTATTTTTTGGAGTAGTGCTATCCGACGGACTAAATAAATTTAATAACATTTTTGTAGCACCACGACCTCCTCTACCAACACCACCATAAACCGAGTTAAATATATAATTATATAGGGCATCTGACACACCATCTCCACTACCTCCATCTTTAAATGCGGTTAATATATTTATATTTTTCTCTTCTTTCTCGATCAAATGTAATACTTGCTCGTTTGAGTTACACATACGGGGTGATAAATCATATGGAAATCCATAATCAAACAAACACTTACTTGTATCTTTCTCATCGCAATATGGTAAACTGTATGGTTTTGTAGGAAAAAGATAATCTTTTTCATCTTGTGATAATGTTACCAAAAATAAAGCATTTGCGCCAAAAACACCCCATAGATATGTCAAAACAATTGATACTAAAATATGTATTACATATATAAATATTTGATTGGATAGCGCCGTTTGTTCTTTTGAAACAGTCGCTTCAGTTTCAGTTCCGGGAACACCTGGTATTCCAGAAGGCGCAATAATATTGTTTAAACCCGGTAAACCAAGTGAAGTAAATAATTGGGATGTTCCAGTAGATCCTGAGAATAAACTGCTCAAAATATTAGGCCCGCCAATTAGCGGAGCCGGTGGCGCCGATGCCCCGATTGGTCCTGTTGCTCCGGTTGCTCCCGACGAATCACTTGTTCCAGTTGCCCCTGTTGCGCCTGTTGCGCCCGATGAATCACTTGCTCCAGTTGCCCCAGTTGCGCCACTGCTATCACCGCCCATAACATCGCCAAACCCAAATCCCTCTCTATAATTTCCATTTGTATATTGTTCTTCGTATGAATCATCGAATACATCATCGTTGTTTTCGACACGCTTTTTTCCACCATAGCTACCGGCATTTAACGATAAATTTGTATAAAATGGCATAGTATATTATTATTTATTAATTATTAATATACTATATTATAACATTTTATATTATTCATACATTACCAAAAAACATTAATAAATATACAATATACATTTAAAAACTATTTACTATGAATATATAACTACTCAATTGCTCGAAGATAACTAAAATGACAAAAATCGAAGAAGGTCTAAAACTAGATTTTAATAATGTTCTAATTCGTCCCAAACGCTCTACCTTGAATACACGTTCTGATGTTGACTTAACGAGAACTATAAGATTTAAAAACTGTATATCCCTAAAAACCTGGGACGGTATCCCAATCATCGCATCTAATATGGATACTGTTGGCACTTTCGAAGTTTACAGTATTTTATCAAAATTCAAAATTATAACCGCTTTTCATAAATTCTATGATGTATCTGATTTTATAGAATATCAGGAAAAAACCAATATGAAATTTAATCCAGACTTTTTTATGGTATCCACTGGTATTCAAGACCATGACTTCGATCGCCTTACTCGTATTCTTTCCAGTATAGAGTGTAATTGGATTTGTATAGATATTGCCAACGGATACATAAAGTCTCTTGTAGAATTTTGTAAACGTGTTCGCGCTGCCTATCCTGATAAAATAATCGTTGCTGGCAATGTTGTTACCCGCGAAATAGTAGAAGAGCTTATTCTTAACGGTGGTGTAGATGTTGTTAAAGTAGGAATCGGATCAGGTAGCGCATGTCTTACTCGTATGAAAACAGGAGTAGGTATGCCACAATTATCTGCTATTATGGAATGTGCCGATGCCGCTCACGGCGTAGGTGGTCATATTATCGGTGATGGTGGAATAACTTGCCCTGGCGATATGGCTAAGGCATTCGGCGGGGGTGCTGATTTTGTTATGGTCGGTGGTGCTTTATCTGGACACGATGAAAATCCAGGAGAACTTGTTACTCACCATGACGGGTCGCAAAGAAAACTATTTTATGGCATGAGTTCATCACACGCGATGGATAAACATTATGGTGGCATGAATAATTATCGCGCATCAGAGGGTCGCGTTATTAGTGTCCCATATCGAGGTCCTCTTGAAAATACTATTCTAGATTATTTGGGAGGGCTGCGAAGCACTTGTACTTATATCAACGCCTCCTGTATTAAACATATACCCCTATGTACAACATTTGTCCAAGTGTCTCAGCAATTAAACACATCGCTAGTCTAATACAAACCGCGTCCCTCCTAAATACAATATATCGCAATAAATATGCGAAATATTGTATAACATCTTTCCCTCGTGTCTAGATTATCTAGCATACATAAGTCCGACATTCCCTGATATAAATCTAACAACATTGAAGCGTTCTTCTAATATTACTAAATTATAGTTATAGTCATATATGCGCCAAACTGGCTTATTCACTCCAATCGGTATAGGCTCACCTGTAAGTGGGTTTGTTTGCGAGTCACAAATTGTAAGAAATTTCGCCTGTGGATCAAGTGGTGGATAGAATGTAGTAAACTCGAATTGAACATTTGAAAACTTGCTCGTATTTAAAGCCCCCGATGGTTGTATTACAAACGGATCAGTGTCTAGGCAAAAATTGTAGCAATATAATCCATCGGGAGCATTCCCCTTTGTTCTAACATATTTTTCTACATAGTTGAACACTCCGGCATCCAGAGGACTCTCGCGATATTTGCCATCCAACAAAATAGCAAGATTCAGTAATATGTCGCGCTGATTCTCTACGTTAAATGGTTGCGTAACAAAGTATCCTGTATTATTTGTAGACACGGGATTATAACCCGGACCTATATTTGGACCAATACCACCTGGTGGTGGTGGAACACATGTTAAATTTAATGCGCCATATTGCCCACCATAATCAGTAAGAGGATTAACTGGTGCGGGAACTACGTCTACTGGTAAATAACTATAAGGCCAGTTTGTATAATTGCTCCACTGGTTGCGCAGATTTATATCGCTCCTCTGAAAGAAAAACATCCAGCTACTTACCATACCAAGTGTATTCTCTAGCCATACTCGTTGCGAACCAGTTACATTATTAAAATTCCATTCATATGCTGACTTTATCAAATACTTCTGCTCATTTGCTGCGAATACTTTAGCCTCATCCGTTGATAGAAACCCATATGTGCTTATTAAATGAATATCAGCATTCCAGTCTGATTGCGCCGGGTTTTGATATGTATCAGTGGCTAGACTAACGCTCGGTGGCGACTGTAAGAACCTATACAACTGCATATATTCCTTCGTGTAATTTGGTCTCACAATAGGCCATCCATTTGTCGGATCCATTACGTCCCTGATTGTATACAGATCTTGTATTGGTCGCATAACTACATCTATTTGTAGCTGATTGTATTGAAGAGCAATAAGAGGGAATGCCATTTTACTAGAAAGCGTAAACCACGCATTTATCGGTATATATAACTTACGAGAACGTATAGACGGCTCAGAACCCTGCGATAGTGATGTATAATAAGCATTTGGATACGTATTTATCCTACTACCAGAATTTCCAGGATCATTCAACTCCGGAATATTACCCGTCATTTGATCATATAGCTTCTTCTTGTCATCTGTAAAATCACGTTGAACGAGACCTAGTAAATATTTCCCTGTCAATACCTGTAGCGTCTGTCCACCAACAGATATTACAATTTCTTTTATCATTTGCGTTCCTAAATTATCAATCCAACGAAACTCATACGGTGCCCAATTTTCACTACAACTACTTGGTGGCATAATTGGACTCCATATCGTAGGAAGAGTCACGACAACATATGTATCCATTAGCAAATCGGCATAACGCGGCACATAAAACGTAAACTTCGAATCCGTTGATAAACGAAGAGTTCTCTGTCCAGTAAAATCTATTCTAAATTTTTGTAGACCAAAATTTGTATATTTTGCGTATGTCGATTTGAAAAACGTTTTTTTGGGGTTTCCGTTTAATATAACATTTTGATTTCCGAAAGATACAATATTTAGTAAACCTCCTGTCATTATTTTTTATATATATTTAACATATTAATAATTTTAACAAGTTTTATATATATATTATTAATATCAATATATATATAATATTATTATATACTAACTTAATAATATGAACCAACCACCAGCATCTAGTCCAAGTATATTATC